ACTTGCATTTGTTAAATATATCGGTGTTGCAAATCCAAATTCTATTAATAAAACTGGTGCAATATTACCAGTAGCTAGTTCGGTTTTAACTGCACTTGTTAACCCTCTAGCCATTTATAAACTCTCTATAACATCAAACTCGTAGTTAAATAATAAGTTACCATCTTTGTCACTATTGCTTGAGTTAAATTCTTGAACATCGCTATTTAAATGAACCTTAAAAGGCACACTATCATAAGTAACAGAACTATTATTAGCTAAAGCTTCCCTCAATGGTGGTTCTATTGTTACTGTTGCAGAATTGCTTGATGAAGTTACATCTTGAACAACCATATAAACTTTATCATGTGCAAATTTAATAAAATCACCAGCTTTCAATCTTCCAGCACCATCACCAGCAAAACCATCTATGGCTATTGTTGTATCTGCAACAGCATGACTTCCATTGACAAGTAATGTGCCAGTTTCATTTCCTAAAGCATTGAAATAACTAGGAAAAGTAACTGTAAAATCTTCTTTTCTTGACCTTTGTGCCATAATAAAAGCCTGTATTGGGGCAAAATCTGCCCGTGTCATCGGCTGATATTGTATTGTAAAACTAAAATGCTGACCTTGAACTTGCCTTCTAAAAGTCTTGCCACTATCTGTTTCACTAAACAAAGTTTTTTGATTACTTTTTAGATTTATCGCCATAAAATCTGTGTTTGGTAACGCCCCGCTCATACTATCGCCATTTTACCTTTTTCATTTACTGCACTATTAATTAAATTTACAATCGTACCTCTACTGTTTACCAATAATTCATTAAAACCTCTAGCATCAACAGTATTTATGTTAAAATTTACTGTAACGGGCTGACTTACTGAATTTAACTTACTGTTTGGTATAACTGTACTTGGGGCATCGGGAACAACCATTTCTGCACCAGCTTCACCTACCATATAAGGTTCACCCTTGTTCATTCTACCGCCAAGCCTTCTTCCTTGATATTTTGTTTTAGCAATCGTGGCTATTTGAACCGCACCTAAAGCACCTATTGCTATGGCTAATGGTATATTCGGCAATGCTTTTGCAACACCTCTAGCGGTTGACATAATCGCTTCTGCCATATTAAAAGCTTTGTTTAATTTAAATGCTTTTTCATTATGTCTTGCCATTTCGGCTAATGCTTCCCTTCCAACCTTTACTGCTAAATCAGTTTTTTGTTCACCTGTTAATTTTTCAACATTTATTTCACCAGCCCTACCAGCTTTTAATAATTGCATAGTTTGTGACATGACTTGTTTTTGAATTTCTAATTCTTTTCGTGCTGTATCGTGTGCAAGTTGTATTTTTTTATCTGCTCTTATTCTATCAAGTTCAGCTTGTAATTCATCATTCTCCATTATTGATTTAATTTTGTCATTATGAAGTTGTGTCATAATATCCATTTCAAGTTTTGCCATTTGTTTTATAGCATCTAATTTTTCTTCATCTATTAATGCTTGTGGTTTAACACTTGGTAAACTGGCATCAATTCCAAAAGCTGTTCCATCTGTGGGTTTTGGTTGTGCATTTTTTACTGCTTCAAGTGCTTTTGCTTCCCTCATTATTGCATCAACATAATTTTTAGATTGAGCAATTATTTTATCTTTTTGCTCTTTTTGTAGAGCAAGGGCTTCTTCAGCTTCTTTGATTTTTTTTATCTCTAATTCAATAAATTTTATATGATTTTTTAAACTTTGAGTATTTACACCATTTGTTTTTGCTAATATTTCTTCAAGTCGCTTTTTTTCTTTCAATAAATCATTTAATTTTTTCGTTGGCTTTTCTCCTTTTGCCATTGCATCGTTCATAAACAAAATGGCTGTAGTGATACCAACAAAAGCACCAATAATTGAAGTTCTTGAAACTCTATTAAATGCTAATAAAGCACCTTTTGCTGTTGTTATTGCTGTTGCTAAACTTATAAAAGCGGTTGCAATTTTACCAACTACAATCGCTATACCAAGTGCTTTTAACAATTCAAAGTTATCTTTTATAAATCGAACTGCTTCACCAGCTTTTATAACTGCTGTAGATAAACCCTCACCAATAGATTTTGCAATATCATCAATAGTTTTTTGATTATCTTCAAGGGCTTTATCTAATGCACCAAATTCCCTTTTTAATCCTACAAAAAACGCTTCGGCTACAGCTTTTTGAAAGTTAAAAAACTTATCGCCTATCATCGAAAGTGTCCCCTCTAATGTTTCAGCTAAATCTTTTGTTGCATTTGCAAATCTACCATTTGCACCAAAAACCCTTCTAAATGCTTCGGCTGTTTCTTCTGCTGTAACTGTTGCACCAGCTTTAAATCCAAGTAAATCCCTAACACCTCTTTCACGAAAAATATCTGCACTTGCTACACCAGCAGAAAAAGACCTTTGAATTTGTTCTGCTGTAGTTCTAAAATCCAAACCAGTAACAGAAGCAACCCTTCCAGTAATCTGAAGCATTTCTTGTAATTCTTCGGCATTTTTACTTACGACTGCTAAATTACCCGCACCCTGTTGAATTTGTTGTAAACTAAAAGGCACTTTAGAAGCAAACTTTGCCATGACATCAAAAGCCTTCGCACCTTCATCGACACTTCCAAATAAAAATTTTAATCTGATTTGTAAAGATTCAACTTGTTTACCAACATCAATAAAAGATTTAATTGCAACCCCAGCACCCAAGCCGATTAGTGCATTTCGCAAATTAAATACTGCATTTTTCATTTTGTCGACATTCGTTGTCGCACTTTGCATAGCTTGTCGGGTTTTATCCTTCGCTATGATGTCAATATTTACTTGTTTACTTGCCATTTATCTTCTTGCCTGTGCCAATCTCATTTCCCGTTCTCTTTCTTCGTTTTGAATTTCATAATATGCTATCCACATATAAAATTCACTTACTGGCATTTGCAAGATTTCGGAAACTGTTTTATGTAATCTTTCGGCTAAACTAAAAATATTGTGAAGTTCATTATCGTTCTTCAGTTTTTTTTATAGTCATCAACATCGGTGTTTCCTGTTCCCATTATTTTTGTAGCAACTTCTGCAATAATGTTTGTGTCTGCTTTTTTCTTAAAACTTAAAGCATCACTAGCATTAAACATTAATTCACCATCTTTTGTTAAAGCCTTTGTAATAATTACATCAATCAAAACTAATAAATCAGTATTAGTAGCACCTTTGAACAGTTTTTGCTTTTCCATCATGTTAAAAGGTTTGGTATGGATAGCCATATCACCTACCAACCCCCATTCGGGTACTTCTATAACTTGTGTTTCTAGGCTATTAAAATGGTCACGAACACCACTAAAATAATCAATCTTGTTATCTGCCATGTTTAACTCTTAAATTAAACTGTGCCGATTGTAAGACCGCCTGTGCCTTGAATATTAACAGTTCTAGTTATTACACCATCTAAGGGAACACCAACTGACATTCCAGTTACGATACCCGAACCACTAAATTTTCTATCGCCACTTGCATTGCCTTCGGGCAAAAATGCAAATGTTAATTCAGCACCCTGTACCATTGTTGTCTGACCAGTATCGGTTTCATCAAAATTCATTTCAATCGTGGCGGTAAATGTACCCCTTCCGACTAAAAAAGATTTCATTGAACTCCCTAATGCTGTATCTTCAACAACATCGTGTGTAGTATCAACTGTAAATCCAGTTGCATTGCCAAGTGTCGTTCCACCAATAGTAACAACACCTTCTTTTCCGTGATGTGTAGCCATGCTTTACTCCTTTTCTTCTTCTTTTGGTTTTAACATTTTTTCGGATTTCTTTGAAGTATTATTTTGTTCTTTGTACCCAAGATTTTTAAAATGTTCTATATGGTCTTCTGAACAACGAATAATCATATCATCTTTTGACATTGTGATTTGTTTTGCCATTATGCACTCCCTCTTGTAAATTCATATATTACTCTAACAGTTATTCTTACCCCGCCATAGGGATAAATTGTTCCTTCGTCTGTTGTTGCTTCAATAATCTGTGTATCAATAGCGTTTCCGTTTCTTGTTACATCATTATCAAGTGTTTCTTCGATAACTTCAATAATTTGGTTTCTAACTGTATCAATGTTGCTTGTTGTGCCTTTACCAAAAGCAACAATTAAGAAATCTAAAGTTCCCCTGTAAGTTCCAGCACCTGTATCACCTATGCTTGATACTTCCCTTGTTTCGTCACCCGATTGCACAAATAATGCTGGGAATTGTGCATCACTTAATTCTTCAACTTCAAAAGGTTCTCTTGTAATTTTTTTAAACTCGATAGGGCTTGTAACTGCATCAAGTTTTGTAATTATATCACCAGCTATGTTTTCTCTTTTGCTCATAATCTCATTTCTTTAAAATAAAACTTTGAAAATTCAGCTTTTAATTTAATTTCTTCTTTATCTCCAATAGAAAAAAATGGTCGTGTAATTTTTCTTCTACCAACACCAAAAGTATCGTGATAAGAAGCTATTTTTGCTCTCTCCATATTTGAAAAAAACAATGTGCTTTTAAATCCTGTTGTTCTAAAATCTAAACTGCGAAACATTTTGCCCGTGTCTGTAAGGTCAACAAAACCTGTTTGTCTACCCCGTTTTTTTCTGCTTCTGACAGTACCTTTTGCATATGACCGCATTTGACCACCATCGGGTAATTTTCCAGCCTGTGTACGCTTTGTAATCATCATTACAGCCATGTTTGAAACTCTATTAAGTGATTTATTAATAACAGCCCTTTGTTTTCTACCAATTCTTTTTAAAAGGTTCGTTACCTCTATTGTGTTCACTTTGGCTTGTGCTTGTATCATCTAACTAATCTTAAATGATGAATTGGTTCTTTTTCACTATCTC